AAATCCTTTGCCGATTGATATGATTTTATGTTCTTGTTTTGGTTTGCTCGGGGTGGGGGTGACGGCGACCTCTTTTTCTATTTCTGTGCTTTTTTCTACTTCATCAAAAGAACCAGTTTTATTTTTTGGCATGTGATTGATTGTCCTTTAATGGCTGTTATGGAGCACACTTAAATGCGCTCCATAACAGCATCATTATCATCATTAAGTCGAATTAAGGAACAGTTACAGTAGCGGTTGCTTCAATGGTTGGGACAGTTCCTGTTGTGCCTTTTACGGTCATAACAGGCACTCCCCCGGTAATACCCTGAATAATTCCCGTATGCAATCCGATTGTAGCTGCCGCAGTAATGGAAGAAGTGAAGTCCAAACCAGCAACAGGGGGTTTAAATGCTGCACCGCGACTTGGAATTGCCCAAACTGAAAGGGTTTTCGTAGCCGTTCTTGAAGCCAACTGGAAATCTCCACCCTCGATGGATAAGCCGATGACATTATCCCACCAGTTTGCATTGTCGATTATTTCAACAATTTTAGCGTAATATGGTTCTAGCGCGCAAGGAGTGGAACTTCCGCTGTCCGTGTAAGCCAAGGCTGTGGCGGTTAGAGGAGTATTGGCAACACCATCACTCTTCATGGAAAGTGTGAAAGCTCCTGACAGAGTAACAGTAGGAGCAATAATCTGCACTGTACCAATCTTATTTGTAGTAACGTCCGCAGAGTTCAACTGCGTTTCCATAACAAGCTTTACGTTTTTTGGAATTATATTGGCGTTGATTGTAATGGAAGTAGAAGCTGCATCGTTGGCGTAATAGCGCACACACCAGAAACCACCTGTTTCTACACCGGTAACGGTAAACGCCTTGGTGCTAAATTGAATGTTTTGGGTTACTCCTAAAGGAGAAGTTGCCCAACCATAAAGAAGACCTCCTGATACAAAAGCCAGAGGAGTTCCAGTTACACTACCGTTGCTTGCTGTAACTTCCACGTTTTCTTCCACATACACATTGTTGTTTGTAATAGGGTCTTCACCAACAGTTGCCCCCAACATGAACAAGTTCCATTGGGTGTCTGTCAGCGTAAATTTCATTTCTCCCGTGTGGTAATAAATATATTGCAACTGATTGCCACGCCCGCCCCTCACAGGTGCAGAACCAAGAGAAACCTCGATGGAGCTATCCAACAGTGTTTTTCCGGTGAAGACGATTTCATCACTTGCGTTATAGCCATAAACATCTGCGACAGACGTAAGGAATTTTCTAATAGTCATATTTTTTCGAACCTCCTGTTTTTATAGTAAAGCGCTATTTTTTAGCGCTTTCTAAAGAAATTTTATTTTGAATTGTAGATAAATCTACAGAAACATCTTCGTATTTATTTTCTGTGTCTATGCCGCTCAACCAGTGGTTTATAAAAGACTTGTCTTTAAACTCGACCATGCCTGACATAGATGCAGCTATATAAATCTTATAATGTATATAATTATCCAGCCTTCTTAGACTTTTTATGAACTTTCTTATGGTCATGGAATAAATATAATCGAACGTCCATCCGGTAACAACCGAAAGAGAAATGATATAATCCTCAAAGGAAGCCGGTTTTTTACTGTTTAGTTTATCTTTATACAGCTTGGCTTTTTCCAAGGATTCTCTAACGTTTTCTGAGATATTTTCATCCGGCAAATCCACGAGATTTTGTTGACAGATTATATTTTTAAGTTCTTTAAAGTCTTCTGATGCATATCTTTCTTTTCCAATGGTAAAAAATGGTTTTCCTTTTTCGTCTACGTTATATCTTTTTATGCTTTCTTCGATTTCTTTAAATGTATCATCATCTTTTAAACATAAAGAAAGCAGTCTATCAAACAATAGAAAATAAGGTTTTTCCTTTTCACCTCCGTTTTGAGAAAGATAATATATGTATTCCAGTTCTGTCATTGAAATTATTTTTGCATCTGGAATAATATTTTTATTCAGAAAAAAGCATTCAGAATAAGCCGAAAAAAGCATGTAATCTTTTACGGTTGCTGGATATATTTTTATATTTCTATAAGGAACAGGAAGGTCATACGTTATATAACGATTAATGTCCATTTGTTCCCTACGCTGAATATGTAGAAAATATTAATTGCTTGCCCCCAAAAGGTATCTGCCCGGTTTGAAATAATCTGGAACTCTGGTCAGCCATCTTGTCAAAGCTCATAAGCCCCAAGCCGCCAACGTTTGAACCGTTAAACGTAGCTAAAAGTTCTCCTGTGATGGAATCAATGCGGGTCTTATAGTTTGACATGTGGTTTATTTTATAGTGGGAAAACACTTCCATGCTTACCTCTATAAAGCCAAGTGTTCTGTTCACACCAACCGCATAATAGGGCATTATCCTGAGCAAAGTTATTTCTTTTACAAGAACATCGGGTTGCTTTCCGTCCATAAAGACATGATATATGGAAGAATCCTGCTGTCCAGAATATATCAGAGCGGCTTTTTCTTCTTGCGTCAGGTCTGCTTTGTTCCAAGCGTCTGGTTCAGTATGTTTTAACAATTTCCAAACCAGTTCATTGTTATCCATTAAAAACTTTATACAGTTATAGGATAGAAGCGAAAATTGGCGAAAATCATTATAAGCGGTTGCGCCTACATCAGGGGTAACATTAGGCGTTGTCATTTAGCCACGCTCCACGCATATAAATATCAAATGTTTTTGTTATGGTGTTTCCGCCTGTTCCTGTTACACATGTTATTGTCAAATAAGAAGAAACATCTCTTAAAATATTCTTGATTGTAAAACTGTTGTCGTTAATTTGTGTGAAGGTGTAATTGGCGGCAGGAATAGCGTTTCGATTACAGGTAATAGCAAACTTGTCTGCCTGTATCACATCATTTTCATACAAATATACCGTATAGGTTCTACTTTTGCTTTCAAGAATATAATTTATATCAGGAGCAATTTTTATGTTGGTGTTTATTGCAGGAGAAGTCTTGACTGTTATTGCACAGGTATTGGTAATCGGATTGTCTTGAATTCCGACTGTTATTGTACAAGTTCCATTCTTCTTAAGTGTAACAAGACCGGTTGTATTAACCGTGGCAACCAGTGCATCAGAAGTAGTCCATACCAGAGTTCTTGAAGCAGTATCCCCGTTATAGGTAACGCTTGCAAGCAACTGTATGGTACTGCCAACAGCGCCCTCGGCGGTTGCCCTGTTCAAATTGAGAGTATAAACATTCGTGTAAACATCGGCAATACCGTTTGTGATATCGTCCAACTCGTCGTTTACAAAGTTTGCAACCAAGTCCATGTTTAATATATTAGCACTTGCAATGTCATACGTTTGCTCATTTTTAAAATCATTTAGACCAGTACCCACCACCTTATAACAAGTCCAGTGTCCGGGATTTCCAAACAAGAATCTTTGGTTTTGCTTTATCAGATTACTTCTAGTGTTAAACTGTGTTGTGATGTGAAGAAACCCCCCGGGGGTCATAAAGGGCGAACCCGCCGTGGCATAATCTCTAGGCTCTTTAACCAGATATTCAATACAGCACGGTTCTTCATAATATGCTCCAGTGGGTTCATCAATCCATCTTAACGTGTTATTACATCTTCTGATGCTACACGTTCCAACAAGATTTTTAATGACTTCGGTGTTTATGACCAACCAAGTGTTAGTATCAAAGATATAATGCTTTCCCAATTCTATGTTATGGTCTAATTCTTTGAATAACAGGGTTTTCCAGTCGTCTCCTAATTTCAAACCTGTTTCGGCGTTAATAAGACTTTCTATACGAACATCAATGTTCGCATATGTCTGAGAGCCAACAGAGGTTTCTTCCTGTACAGTCCACCAGTCAGAAGCATTATAAAATTGGTCTTTTATTGTCTCTTGCATTAAGCCGACATATTGATTTTTAGGGTCTGTTGCTCCTCTTGCTATGACAGCTTGAGAAGCGGGAATGTACTTATATACATAACTCATATTTAGCTCCCAAAATCTTGGGCAAACCATTCTGCCCAATCAACTTTTTTGTAACCATAATCGTTCAGTAATTGAGAGCACTGCTCTTTTACAATGTTCAAATAGGCAGCCTTCTCTCTTAAATTCAGTGCTTCGGAGGCGGTTTTAAAATCTCTATCGGTTACATGCAGATTCATTTGAGTTATATCGTTTACATTCTTTTGCAACCAATATTTCATCATCAAAGTAGCCAGTATGATTTTATTTTCTCTGGTTAAAACAACCGGGAATTCTTCTGTAACTTCATCGAAATCTATATCTTGGTCACATATAGTAAATTCTGTGACCGCGTATGCTAACCACGATTGAAGATAATTTTCGAAATCCGGTTCTGATGTTTCAAACAGGTCGATTAGGCGATAGTCAGTTATCGTCATTAAAAAATAATCGTAAATTTCACGGAGAGCAGTATTTGCCATATCACATCAGACCTCCTTTCTCTAAATTATCAGATAATAATTATTCTTTTTTTTCTTCAGGAGTAAGCATGGCAATCTTTACATTCTGTGCTTCTTTTACAATGTCTACACCAGAAATACGGGACAGTTTATCTATCATGTTCAAATCAATAATATCTGGATTTTCAGCAAGTTTATTGATAAGCATGTCCGTAATGACTTTCCGTTGCTTTTCATTAGCAGAAGAATATAAAGAAACGCTTTCGTCAGAACCATTGAGAATCTGTTCGATTTTTTCTTTGGTAAGAATTTTTTCGTAGACCTCATCAAGTCCGTGGATGCGTATAACTTTTGGGTTGAGAATGATAAAATATCCCGCTCTCAAAAATTCTCCGTTGGCTTCCATTATGTCAACCAAGTCCGAATAAATTATCTTTTTAATCTGATAAAGTTTATCAAATTTGTAGATTTTTCCCTGCCCCTTTTCTCGGGTGCACAGGTTTAAACGCCAATTCAACAAACTCATGACTTTAATATAATCGCTTTGATTTACAGAAAGGTTGTCGGCGTCCTCGTCAACGTCTTTACTTTCATACATCAGAACTTTATCTTCCAGTTCTTTTACATATTTGTCGTATGCGTTGTGGTTCACACCAGCCGCACTTTTTGTACTACTTGTTCTAGCCACTTCTATTCTCCTTGTGTTAAAATTTTATAAATGGGCTGGCAGAAATCTGCCAGCCCGTTTCACTATAAATTATGAAATATCGATTCTTGCACCAACAGAGTTGGTGGCAATGCCCGTACCCCATGATTTTGTCATGGTTGAGGTCTGCACCAAGTTCGCATTGGCATAAACATCACTGGTGTAGGCAAGGGTGCTGCCTTCAAGGACTGCCTTTACAATCTTCTGAGAAGAAGGAGAGATAATCCAGATATCGGTATCAGAAAGTTTCAACCCAAATGGGCTGGCCCAATCAGCGACCTGAGGTAGAACCATCATGTCAACACCCGCCATTGTACGGATGTATCCAACTTTCAAATATTCGCTCTCAATATCATAGCGATAGTTGGCATCGGTTGGGAACACGGTTGCAAGTGCCTGTAAAGTACCAATGGCGATGGCTTTTGCACCACCGTTCCAAGCGGTTACTTTCTGAGCAAGATTGATGAAATCGCTCTGTGTATAACCGGTTACACGCAAACCAGTAACAGCCGTAGCGCTGACAGCAGCAAGTGCAGCAGCAAATGCGGTGTAAATATCCACGGTGAACTGATATTCGAACGAGCGTACAACCTTGGCTACAAATTCAGCAAGGGATTCCTTACCGCAGAGAACACGATAAAGGGAAACACCAACGGTTAATTCACGAGGTTCGGGGTTGATAACAACCTGTCCCTTGAACTGCTTGTGGATTTCGGTAGTGCGTTTGCCACGTCCGGCTTTGCTTACCACGAACAGGTCACGAGGCTCTACATCGAATGCGGCACTGTCGCCCCAACCAATTGTGCGTACATCACTGTAAAGACCGACACTTTCAATAAGAACTTCTGGCAAAATCATATCCACCATGGCGGAAACGATTGCAAAGGTTGCCCATTTTAAGGTAGGGTGAGATGCCCAAGTTTCGAGCGGGAATTCAGCAAAGTTCGTAACGCCAGCCATGCGTAAAATCTCGCGCTTGAAAGCTGCGTTCATCGCTTCTTCTTTTTCAGAGAACGAAATAGAGACAGTTTCGCCTTTATCGTTTACTGTAGTTGTAGCGAATTCCATATTTTTTGCGCCCTCGATAGAGCGGTATTGATTCCAATAATCGCGGAACATCTTGTAGACGCCGAGATTCTGCTCACCACCTGCGAACAAAACTACGTTTGCGGGAATTTTTATAGTCATTTTAATTTTTCCTCCTAATTAATTTAGATTAAATACCAACAACTTCAACGGTATAAGCCGTGAGGCGCTGTGTATCAATAGCACCAGTACCAATACTGATGTAACTTGTAGCCAGATATGCTACAGAAAGCACAGAACCGGTTTGGCTAGTGCCCCAAACAAGCTTCCATTGTCCATTGGTGCAGTTTGCATGAGTATAAAGAGCACCACCCCACGCCCCGGTAAAACAATCTTCACTCATTAAGAGAATGTCATGTAACATTGGTCTGAATGCTGAAAATATTTTAGTTGCTGGAACTCTGAAGTTTCTTACATCAGGGTCTAGACCGCGATAATAAGTGCCGCTATAGACCAATTCGGGGTCATATGCCATCCACAGGTCAGTAAGATGAGTTCCAGATGACGCAGGAGTAAGCGCAGTCCAGACTTCACCTTCGCCAGTAGTGGCGGATTTTGTAAGCAATGAAAAAACATTGCCATTTTCAACTGCTGAGGCACAAACCGCAGAGCGATTCCATGCGTCTACATTTTGTGCAGCAATTTGTTTTGGAATAAGAACACCATAAGCCATTAAATTTTCCTCCTTGTTAAATTGAAACGTTTATAGAGCAACGATTTCAAACTGATATGCAACAACACGCTGCGTGTCAATAGCGCCCGTGCCAACGCTTATATATTTTGTAGCAAGTAATTTACCTGCAAATACAGAAGAACCGATGGTTGAAGCCCATTCTGGTTGTAACTGACCGGTGTTACCGGCATTGATATATGTATTTGAAGCAATAGAACCATAAATAGCATCTGTACTCAGGGTAATGATGTCATGAAGTTGTGGTTTGAAAATCGTGAAAACTTTTCCTAGGGGAGTGTAGAAATCACGCAAATCGGGGTTTAACCCGCGATAACTACCAGTCCAAACAAGTTCTGGTTCATACACCATCCATACATCTGTCAACCCCGCTGCGCTGGAAGCAGGCACGGCAGTAAAAACTTCTTTGTTTGCAGTGGCAACCCCGTAAGTTGTTAAAATAACAATGTTACCATTGTCAACATCCACACCGGAAACAGCAGAGCGCGTCCACGCATCTATGTTTTGTGCGGCGATTAGTTCGGGTAAAAGAATCCCATGAACTGTCATATTTTTATCTCCTCCTTAAATTATTACTTAGCGCCCGCCCAAATATCGTTTTGGGGCTTAGGTATGGTATTAAAAGGCAAGCCGAGTTTCTTTACAGAGTCTTCCTTGCCACTTTCTTTTGCAGCGAAATCAAAGGATTTAGCCTTGCATTCATTTTTCCACGCATCAAGTTCCTCGAATGAGAACTTTTCTGCACTGGCAAGCATTTCAGACATAGCTTCTTCTGGAATAACAACCTTTTCAGACAGTTCTTTTAGAGTGGACTTAACTATTTCTTCTTTTTGTTGCCCTTCAACGCCAAACTTGAATTTCTTCAAGTCCTCGTTTTCTTTTGCCATTACCTCTATCTGTGCAAACATTTTGCACATCTTGGCATACATACCGGTGACAATTGCTGCAAAATTTGCTCCCTCTGTTTTCTTTAATTCTTCAGCAGCCATCTTGCACATTTCATCGTTGGTCTCTGCATCCATATAAGCAATTAAATTAGCAAATTGAGCAAAAGAGAATTCCCCTTCGCTTTTCTCTTCTTCTTCCTTTTTCTTTGCTTCTTCCGCCGCAGTAGCCTCAGCCATTTCTAGCTTTTTCTTTTCTTCCTCGGCAGCAGCAAATTCGGCTGTTTCCAGTTTTTTCTTTTCTTCTTCAGCAGCCGCCATTTCTAACTTTTTCTTTTCCTCTTCGGCAGCCATTTCTTCTTCTTTGGACATACTTTCCTCCTTGTTTTTTTCAACCCATTTTTCATTAGCAAATTCTTTGGCATCTATTTCTTCAATAGCATCATAAAGCTTTTTGCTCCATTGCGCACCTTCCTTGCCTCCGAAAAAGCCAAGAACGGGTTTATCCTTACCTTCATCATTCTCACTCTCGGTCTTTTTGCTGGTAAAGAATTTGACTAATTGGCGTATTTTTTCTGGTGTAATTTTTTCGTTTTTTACCAGAAATTTTGCCATTGCTACAGAAACAGAGGTTGTGATTTCTCTTTTTTCTTTATCCAGAGCAAATTGTGCGTTTTCTTTTACTTCCTTTGGAATTATAAAATCAATGCCTTCATATTTGGACGCAAATTCTTTCTTATAGGCATCTTGGTACTCTTTTGAGAATTGAAGAACAGTAGCCTTTGCCATGGGAATGGCAGGAGTTGTAAACGAACCTAGAATTGTTACAGCTTCGAACTTGTAGTCTTTTAACTCCAAGATATTTCCAGAAAGCACTTGAGAATCAAAAACGCTCATCTCAACGCTAACGGGTTTATCCCCATCTCTCCTGAAAAATTCCAAAAGTTTTCCGCTGTATCTTTTCCATACATAGGATAAAACACTCAGCATGGTTCTTCCGTCTTCCAGTTTCCTGCTCGTTATCTGTGTATCCTGTGGTATAAAACCGCAGGGATTCTCTTCGGGGTCGTGTGTACCCACATCGTCCAATATGGGGTCATACTTCCAAACAACCGGACAATTTTTAATCGTGTCCGCTGTTCTATAAAGAGTGTCTTCTGAGACATAGGTATCGTGTTTGTTATTACCAGATGCAAAAAAGTCCAGAGAAAGCAGGGCAAAGCTGGAATTTGGATTATCGTTAACAAGTTCAGCGTTGCTTATTGTAAAACTAAGTTTTGTCAATATAACTACCTCCTTTCTCCATGATTTTAAGCCAGAACGGTAATTCTTTCAGCGCTTCTCTTAGTATTTCTGTTCTAGCAAAATACCAAGTCTTTCCCTCCCGAGCAAAAAGGGGAATATTTTTTTGATAAATCAGAAATTTTGCAACAAGGTTGTTGCAAGCATATTTTTTATCTTTAGGGATGGTCTCGGGATTTACGATATACATTGTTTTATTCTTTCAGGGAAAGATTCCACATGAAAACTTTAAACCAATCGTTCCCACAAATTTCTGCGTGGTCTAACCAATCGGTTGCCTCGGCGTATTCGTTTTGCTGTAATATCAGCATCTGGCGTATACGCTCTTCAACCACCGGGCAGGCTTCATCAATTGATTGTTCTTTGATTTCGGTCAAAGATTTTGTCGTAACAACCTCTCTTTCAAGATAGCCTCTGGCTATATCCATTACAGAATTGATTGAAAGTTTTACTTCATCGATTGCCCGCAATTCAACAGATGCATTTAAGTCTGTTAAAAGATTATAAATAATCAAGGAATGTTCAGTTTCCTCGGCGTGTTGCCCTTCAAAATGAGCAGCGAGGTGATTAAAGCCCCTGTTTTTCAAATCTCCAGCAATGAAGAGATAAAGATTGGCGTTATATTTTTCATGCGCCAGTTGCTCGTTTAATGTCGCAACCAAACCATCACTAATAAGTTTTATCATCATATTTTTTATTTACCTCCACGCCCAACATTACTTCCCTGCGCTCTTGTCTGTGCACCTTCCTCAGAAATTTCAGAAGCTTTTTTCTGCGGTCTGCCCTTTGCGGGTGCAGAAGTTACTGCCGCTTTAGGAGTATTGGCTTTAGTTATTTTCGCTGTTTCCAATGCCGCTTCTTGGTTTTTATCTGCCAAATCTGTCGCTCCTTCTTGATTCTTCTCGGTTAACTTCATTGTACCTTCTTGCGTTAATTTAAGAATTTCCAGTTGCTGCTCATAGGCAGGCGGGGTAAGAGAACTCATAAAGTCTATTGCAGCCGCTTCTTCCATATGCCTTCTCATCTGTGCGGGTTTCATACCCATTGCCGCGGCTATCTTTTGTGGCATAATGATGCCTTTTTCAAACAAAGTCATTGCGTCTTCAAGTCTTTTATTTCTGTTTAAGAAAAAGTCAGTGCCTTCAAAGACAAGATTAAATTTAAATGTTCTTGCAATTTTATTTATGAAATAATTCATAAATTCATTAAATTGCTCATATAGAGCAGTCATCATCTGTTCATCAACATTCAAGCTCAACTGTGTTTCAATAACGTTTGGCTTTATGTTGCTTGTAAATATAAGGTTTGTATTGATACCGCTGGTAGCTAATGCGGTTCTCAGATATTTATCATACATTTCATTATCTGAGTCAAAACTGATACCTTTCATGTTTGTCAGTGGTGCAGAGGCAATTTTAACAGCATCAGAGATAGCGCTTTTTACCAGAGCCATGAACTTGCCGAGCAAATCCGGGCTGATGGCAATACTGTCTTTTACGGTTGCTTTGGCATCCCGGTTGAGCATTGGGACTTCTCCTATGATTATCTTGCTGGCAGCCGCCATGCTGATGTTCTTTTGAAGATTGCGCATCGTGCTTTGTAAAATCAAGTCGTTAAACAAAGGTGAGAAATAAGGCAGTCTTGTTGCTAACTCCTGTGTTAGTTTGAAACAAACGCCAATGGTTGTAGGAACATCCACCCAATATATCCAGCTTGATTTTGCTCTGAGTTCAGGAGATAAAGCCGGGTCATATTTTTTGATAGTATTGGAATTTTCCCACAGTTCTTTATATTTCTTTTTAAAGAACGGAGGATACATGTCAATATCAACTCCGGGCTGTAAGAACCAGTACATATTAAAGCTGAATAAGAAACCGTTTTCCCATCGTCCTGTTATTCTGCAATATTCAGAAGGAAGCTCTTGCAAAACATATTTATCTCCTGCGTCTACAAAACAGGCAAAGTAAGCATCGTTTCTCAACATTTCTTTTACGGCAATACGCAACTCTTTTCTGTACTCAAACCTGTCAAGAAATTTTTCCACCGCTTCAAGGTCTTTTTTGTATTTAGGTGTTTTATAATCATCCGGTTTTGCGTTTGAAGTATAAGTAACATCAAATGCAAGCATATTTGCCAAATAGGAAATAAGCCTTTTGTAAACCATTGAGGTAAGTTCAAAACTCTGAGAGAATTCTTGGAGTTGTGTTTCGTTGCTCTTGGGGTTTACCATGGCAGCATCGAGCATGGTTTGAGTAGCGGCTAAGGGATTAAGAGTAATGTCTTTCATTCTACCAGAAACTAAATCTGGTGTCAGATAACTAGAACCATAAATCCCGGCGCTGTATGCCCGAGCATATTCAATAACATCCCAAAATTCTTTTTCTGTAATAAGGAGGGGCTTTTCATCAAAGGTTTCTTGTTTAACAATGTTTTCTTCCATTAATAACCTCCTTTTTAATAAACCCTGCTAACTGCTAAAAATTCCATTTCATCATCTCCGGTATATTTTTCTTTTAATAAATCAACGTCCATTAAAGAAACATAATAATTGAGATAAGATACAGAAGTGTATCTATCTTTCCTGCTTCCAGCAGGTTCTTCCAGTTTTATTAAACCGTTCAATATTTTCATTTCCAAAGCAATTGATTCGTTTATGAACAGGCTTGTTTGCAAATGTGCCTGTAATAAGTATGCTCTGACACCGGTATCATCTTGGTCTAGAATATCCTTGTTTCCAGATTTTATCAAAAATTCTTCTTCGGTATTATCGTCTACCAAAAATGTAACCAGTTTTTTCTTCAACCTTTCCCTGAATTTAACCGCAATAAGCGAGTTTAATCCAGCGGTGGCTGATATAGGAAAAATACAGCCTAGAGCTTCCTTCCCAAGTGTTCTGGCTATTAATTCTTCATATACTTTGTCATCAACGTAATCTGAATTCATTACAGTATAGGCTTCATACTCAACCCCGCGTACTTCGTCTTTGGTAACAGAAGAAAGAGCATCAAATACACTTATTCCTGCGTTTGCAAGGTCAAGTACCAAAATGTCAGCTTGAAATTCCTCGTATATCTGCTTTATTCTCAACGCTTGCAGATTGGTGTTTTTTCCGTTATGGGATTCCATAAAGGTTATTTCTGTCAGCCAGCCTTTTTTGCTAGGCAATAATCTGGCACAGGTAATGATTGTATTGTCATTTGTAGACCCCGCTCGCATGGCTACATCGACAGAAACAATTCTCATTTCCTCGGACATCTTGGGTATGTCATAAATGTTCTTTCTTGTTGTTAGATAAACTTCGTCTGTAACAGGTCTCCAACCTCTTTTTACAGTTCTATTAAACAAATTGAACTTATAAAAAGAATTCATTGAAGAACCAAAGGGGATGTTTCCATATTCCATCAAAAATGTAATCGGGTCTAAATTTTCCTTTTCCCGTATCATCTGCTTCTTGGTTTTTATTCCATGAAGAAGAGATATCGGGTAATCAAGGAATATGGCTTTTGTATCTAAATCACCTTCTGCTATCATTCTTATAAATTTCTTGGTTTCGGCATACCATTCGGAAGATTTATAATGTGCGCTTGTAATAATGATTTCCAAAGGTTCTTCTCTCAATTCGGAAATGGAAGAATATTCTGGTTTTTTCATATACAACGGTTGTCGGCTGACAAGAAACGGTCTGATAATGGAATCAATAACTATATTCGGAATAAGTCTTCTTTCTTCCAATACGGTTACATTACTTCTATGTCCGCGCCCACCTTCCCCGGAAACCACAACGGTTATACGTGAACCATTATGAAACGTTTGCTCCCACTTGTTCTGGTTGGTGGTTATACTCAGGGTTTCTCTGGCAATGTTTGGATGCTCGTTGATAAGAGAAACACATTTTTCTGAAATAATCAAGCCAGCCTGTGCTTTTGTAGAGGAAGCCAGCGCTATAATAGTCCCGGGATATAATATGCATCTGGCAATTGAAAAAACTGCTATCAGCCATGATTTTGCGCTTGCGCGAGAAGCAATTCCTACAAATTCTGTAGAACGGGCAATCAGATTAACCCAAAATCTTTGATAGGCATATAATTTAATCCCCATATAATGCTCTATAAAATAACTAAGGTTGTTACGATAAAAAGTAATCCAACTTTTCAATCTGGCTTTTTTAACTTCTGTCATTTCCCTGTCAGTAATCATTTTTACAGGGTCACCCGCCTTGGTGTAATATTTCATATTTCTAAGAGGAGGGGTTGCGCCTTGCGTTTTTTTTCTAGCCATTTTTCTTCCTTATTAATCTTCTATCTTTCCATCGTCAATTTCATTATATTTTACGCTTTCGTCTAATGTTGGCAAAGAATCATCTTCCAATTCGTCATCCCCAACATTAAAATCTTTTGAATTTAAAATAAAATTTTTCAATGGACGTACTATATATTTCTGAAAATATTCTTCCACATTGGCTACATCCCTGTATATGTCTCCCCTTGGGTCAGTTCTTAACCATTGAGCAGGTTCTTCGCGTTCGATATCCTGTATCCATAAACCAAAGCATTCTCCTCCTTTATCTGCGTTGTTGGCATTTATTGCATTCGGAGATATAGCCAGATTTTTCATCAAGTTCTGTAACTCTTTTACAAGGTCGGATGTGTCAAGAGCAGCCATTCTTGCTTTTTTAATATCAAGCATGGTATAACAAACCTGTTTAAGCAAAACTATTTCAGCATAGGTATCTGCTTTATGAGTTTGCTTGAAATTGGTGTATTGAGTTTCCAAAAATTCAATATCTGTTTTGGCTACATCTTTACCCCAAAAGATAAGAACGTCTTCTGGAATCGGTATTTCTTTTGTATTTATTGCTTCGGATACAAATATAGTACCAACGTCATCATAGGTCAAGTCTTCTGCTTTAGATTTATCCATGCTTTTATTAATTGAAAGCAATTTCATCTTATAAATCGAAAATATCGCATTTACATTCTTGCCGCTTTGTAAAAGGGTGTTGATATGCAATTTTGTTGCATCGGCAGCCTCGTTGGAATATCTAATGTTCAAAGATGTGCATAGCTTATGCAGCGTTTTTTCTATGCTCCCGTTTTCAGCATATAGTTTATCATACAAGCCTTGAACACAGTCTTTGCAAACAGAAAATAAACCATTTGAATCGATAAAGCCCGCATCGGAAAATTCGTAAAAATCCTTTACCGGCCGATTTTTCATGCATTTGCGACAATAGTTCAGGATTATTGTCTGCCCCGTTTTGGTAACAACCGCTTCGGGCGCTTTTGCTATAGGCATTTCATCCTCCACTTTCAAGAAACCATCAGATATAACGTTATCTCCTATTTTCCATAGGTAATCCCCCACCATCTCTGATGGGGGATTATTAAAGCATTTACTGGAGCGGTTGTGCTCCGTATAATGGTTGTGCAAATATACTATCTGCACAATTTATATTTAGTTCAATTCCTCTTCCAGCCGCGAATCCAATCCAAAAAGTAAAACAATCTTTTTGGTTTTTGTATTCGTCATCCAGAAGTTCTATTCCGTACACATCCACTACTGGCTTATTTTGTAAAATCGACAGGGCGATTGCCCACGCCATTGAGGATGTAAAGTAGAGCAAAGGTTTTTCTTTATGCTTTACTTTTTTCAACATATCAAACACATCTTCAAATGGATAGGCTACAGCCATTGGCACTTCGGAATAGGTCTCTCTCATGTAAACAGGGACTGTTGTATTCTCTCTAAGCCATCTTCGTGACCATCCTCCGCCCCAATCACAGGGCAAATGCATTTGGAATACAGCATCATATCTCGGCAGGGTTGCACCCCTTCCGTTCAGCACCCATATTTCTGATTTACTTTCAAAGACCGGAAGCTTATAAACTTCTCCATAACTTCCCACTATTGCCAGCATGTGAACCCACTCCTAAAATATTAAGTTGCGCCAGCAGGAGCTAAAATCGTTTGTCCGCTGATATTGGCGGTCAAGGCAGTAATGTCAACCGTGGTGCATTGATTTCCAGCCCAAAAGTCGCCACTTCCAGCAACATAATCAGATGTGTTGTAAATACCCATGAAGCTATTCTTTGTTACGATATTTCCACTACCACCAGTAAGGTCAATATATTTGGCAGTACTGAGAACTGTACCAAAGAAATTTCCAACAATAAGAGATTCATTTAAGGATAAATCCATGTGTATTGCATTTCCAAGTCCGCCTACATCAGCAGGGAACATGTTGTTAAATACTTTCCATGCACGAGGGTTTGCAACAGCGGTGCTTGAACCATAAATAGCAGCAGCCGACATACCTGCAAATTCACAACCTTTAATGGTAATATTGTTTGCGCCA